AATATTACCGGATTGAATATTGATGCTGGAACTTTTACCACACCTTTAACTACTATTAGAATTAAAAGATCTGGAATTTCATCTACTCCTACAGTTCAATATGGTGAATTGGCGGTAAGTGTAAATTCTGGTCTTTGGAATGATAATGGTGGAAGATTATGGGTAGGAAATGGTTCAGGTGTTCCAGTAGTTATTGGAGGAAAATATTTTGCAGATCTTGCAGATCATCAACCTGGAGTATTAACTCCATCTAGTGCTATAATTGTTGATCAAAACTCTAATATTGATACATTGAATATAACTGGGAGAGTTTCAATTGGAGGATCTTTAAGTATAAGTGGAAACATATACTCTACTAGTTTAGATGTTGCTAGTATTGGAATTAGCTCCAATATAATTTCAACTAAAGTTGGATCTGGAAATGTATTGTATATTGATCCATATCCTAGTGGATTTAGTAATCAAGGAACCGTCATAATTAAAGGAAATTTGCAAGTTGATGGAACAACAACTTCTGTAGATTCCACAACCATAACAATTAATTCTCCGATTATAAGTCTAGGAAATGTTGTAAGCAATAGAACCGTTATTGGAAATGTTTCTGCAGGCTCTACAACTATTACTTTAGATAGTATAGTTGGAATTAATACTGGTGATGTTATTACATATAGCTTAGGATTACCTGCAAATGAAAATTTAAGAACAGTTACTTATTATAATTCCTCAGTTAATACAATTCAAATTGCTGGAACAATTTCTGGGTTATCATCATCAACTCAACTTATAATTACTCATGCTTGGGATACTCAAACTAATCGTGGAGTTTCATTTAATTATAATGATGACAGTGTTGGATTAGGAACCTCTGCAACTAAAACTGGATTTTTTGGATATCAAGATTATAATAAAAGATTCACCTTTGTTCCAGATGCAACTATTGGAGTTACTACTTCAACTGGATTATATGGTTATGTAAGTGGAACTAAAGGTTATTTGGATATTAAAGGACTTTATTATCAGCCAGCAGATATAAGTCAATATGGAGTTGTTTATTTTGATTCTTCTGGATTGATGAATTCTACAGTTGCTCCTGGAAGTGGAACAACTACTTCTAACTATATACTAACGACAGTTACGGGAACTGATGTTCCTGTTTGGACAAATCGTATAGATGGAGGAACTTTCTAATGAATCCCGAAGTTGATATTAACATTTTAATTCAGACTTTTACAGATAGAATGTCTACATTATACCGAGAAAACGTTATACTTGATGCAAAATATAAAAGTTTACTTAAAGATTATAATGAAATTCATTCAAAGTTAACAGCAAATGAAACCATCCAGTAGACAAGGACTAATAGATTATTGTCTGAGAAGACTGGGATATCCAGTATTAGAAATTAATGTGGATGAAGATCAGATTGATGATTTAGTTGATGATGCACTTCAATATTTTCAAGAACGTCATTTTGATGGCGTAGAAAGAATGTATTTAAAATATAAAATTACTCAAAGTGATATTGATCGTGCAAAAGCAAATGTCACTACTAGTAAAACTGTAGGTATTACTACTTACAATTATCTAGAATCTACAAATTATATTGAAATTCCCGATAGTGTGATTGGTATTGAGGGAATTTTTAGATTTGATGATAGTACATTTTCAAGTGGAATGTTCAATATTGCATATCAAATTTTTCTAAATGATGTTTACAATTTTACTTCTATTGAACTTTTAAATTATAGTATGGTAAAGGAATATCTGGAAACTATTCAATTTTTAATTAGTCCTCAGAAAAAAATTAGATATTCAAAAAGACAGAACCGATTATATATTGATATGAATTGGTCAAGTGTTCCTGTTAATAGTTATGTGGTTATTGACTGTTACAGAATTTTAGATCCATCAAATTTTCCTAAAGTTTGGAATGATTCATTTTTAAAATTATATTTAACATCATTAATTAAAAAACAATGGGGTCAAAATATGAGTAAATTTTCTGGAGTTAAATTGCCGGGTGGTGTGGAATTAAATGGCAGACAAATGTATGAAGATGCGGTAAATGAGCTATCAGACATTAAGCAAAGAATGTCTAATGAATATGAATTACCACCATTAGATCTTATTGGATAATCATGCTTAATCCATATTTTCTTCAAGGAAGTTCCTCCGAACAAAGATTAATTCAAGATTTAATTAATGAACAATTAAAGATGTATGGGGTGAGTGTTGGCTATATGCCAAGAGGATTTGCTGTAGAAAATACAATTATTAGTGAAAATATTATTGGAAATTTTAAAGACAATTTTTATATTGAAGCTTATGTAGGATCTTATAATGGATTTGGTGGTGGGGGAGATATAATGTCAAAATTTGGCATTAAAGCAAGTGATGAATTGACTTTAATTATTTCTAGGGAAATTTTTGAAGATTTTATTTCCCCATTTATTGAAACTGCATTTGAAGATGAGAAATATAAAATTTCAAATAGACCTAAGGAAGGAGATTTAATTTATTTTCCATTTACTAATATTTTATACGAAATTAAATTTGTTGAACACGAAACTGAATTTTATCAATTGAATAAACTTTATGTCTATGAACTTCGTTGCGAACCATTTATGTTTGAAGATGAAGAGATTACTACTGGAATTGAAGAAATTGATAGTATTCAATCTGATCGTGGAATTGATACCATTTTAACTTTAAGTGGATATGGAATTACAGCCCAAGCTTCTACTTCTTTAGTAACTGGTGGAGTAAATAGAATTTACATGGTTAATGATGGTTATGGATATAGTTCTACACCAACTGTAGCAATTTCATCTGCTCCTGCTGGAGGAACTAATGCTACAGCAATTGCTCAAATGATTAAATCTGGAATTACAACTACATATTCGGTAAATCAAGTTTTAATTACAAATCCTGGTGCTGGATACACAATTGCGCCAACTATTACATTTATTGCTGGTGGAGGTTCTGGAGCAATTGCAACTGCAGGAATTGCAACTAATTGCATTTCAAGGATTACAATTACAAATCCTGGAACAAAATATTCATCTCCACCAACAATTACAATTGCTCCTCCTCCGGCAGGAGGAATAACTGCTATTGCAACTGCAAATATTGGTGCTGGTGGTACAATTACTAATATTTACATTTCAAATGCTGGTGCTGGATATACTACAATTCCAGAAATTACATTCCCAACTGCAACAGCAGGAATTGGTACTTATGATACATATGTATTAAATGAAAATATTATTGGTAGCGCCACAAGTACTACTGCACTTGTAAAAACTTGGGATGCTTCAACTGGAAAACTTCATGCTTATAGATTAGACGGTAAATTTATAGTTGGAGAAGTAATTACAGGAATTTCAAATGGTGCAAAATACTTCTTAGAATCAATTGATTATTTTAACGATAATCAAAATTTTGAATCTAATGATGATATTGAAAATGAAGCAGATCAAATTATAGATTTTTCAGAATCAAATCCATTTGGAGAATACTAATGTTAGGAACTTATTTTTACCATCAAATAATTAGAAAAAATATTATTGCCTTTGGAACATTGTTCAATAATATTGAAATTCATCATTCCAATGTAGATGGCGATATTTCAATCATGAAAGTTCCTTTGGCCTATGGTCCAATTCAAAAATATCTTGCAAGAATTTTACAACAGCCAGATTTAAGTAAGAAAGGAACATTAACTTTACCTAGAATGTCATTTGAAATGACGGGATTGGAATATGATCCATCAAGAAAATCTTCCATTACACAATCTTTCGTTGCCGTAAGTTCTACTAATAGATTGAATAAAGTTTATATGCCTGTCCCATATAATTTAAAATTTCAATTAAATATTATGGCAAAATTAAATGAAGATATACTTGAAATAATTGAACAAATTTTACCATATTTTCAACCAGCTTTTACAATTACAATTGATTTAGTTGAATCTATTGGAGAAAAAAAAGATACTCCAATTATTCTCAATTCTATTCAACAGACCAGTGACAATTATGAAGGAAATTTTGATGAAGTTAGAGTCTTAATATATACTTTAGGGTTTACTGCAAAAACTAATCTGTTTGGCCCTGTTGTTGATAGTACAGATAAACTGATCAAAAAAGTTCAGGTTGATTTTCATGATGGAACTGACATTATTAATTCTAAGAGAGTGTTGCGATATGTTGCAACTCCAAAAGCTCTTCAAGATTATAATAATGATAATGTTATTAATTCTGCTGATGATGCTTTGATTCCACCCGGAGACGATTTTGGTTTTAATGAGACAACATCATTTTTCCAAGATTATAAAACATATAGCCCATCTCAACAGACAGATTTAGATATCTAGGATGTAAAATGACGGCTTTTAATAAAATAAGTGAAATACTTAACATAGATACAAATGTTGTATCTACTAAAATTATACCCACTGAAACTAAAGAAGTTGAAACTGAAACCTCAAGTGGACAAGATCCAACTAGGGATTATGAATATACAAGATCTCAATTATATTCATTGATTGAAAAGGGTCAAGAAGCTGTTAACGGAATTTTAACTGTAGCAACGGATACAGAACATCCAAGGGCTTATGAAGTTGCTGGACAACTTATAAAAAATGTAGCAGATATTACTGATAAATTAATTGATCTTCAAAAGAAAATGAAAGATCTTGATGATAAATATCATGGTCCAAAAAATGTTACAAATGCATTATTTGTGGGTTCAACTGCCGAACTTTCAAAATTCTTAAAGCAAGGTGTTCTAAATATTAAAGAGGAAAAATAAGATCAATGAACTGGTCTAATTTAATTGAACAACTTAAGTCATTCAAAACTCCAGAACAGATTGCTAAAAAGCATCGCTTAGATGTTTCTTTTATTAAAAAACAGCTTCAAATTGGAGAACCGATTGAGCACGAGCATACAAAAAATCGTGAACTTGCCAGGGAAATTGCTCTTCAACATCTTGACGAAATTCCAGATTATTATACTCGTTTGAAAAAAATGGAGGCAGATGCTAAAAAGCATCATAAAAAATTTAAAGATGTAAAGGAGAAAAATGAATTTGATATGGATGTTCCTATGCATATTAAATATGAAAAAAGATATTGCCCAAAATGCAAAAAGGAAGAATTGAGACATGAATGTAAATATGGAGCAAGATATTGGGATTTATTTTCATTTCCCCTAAAGTTGAAAGAAGAAACTACATCTGGAGACCAAGGACTTCATGATTGGTTTGAAAAATCAAAATCATCCACTGGAAAAAAAGGTTGGGTTCAATTGGGTGGAAAGTTTGCAGGAAAACCTTGTGCTCGGCAGCCAGGACAAACTTCTACTCCAAAGTGTGGAAGTTCAAAAATGGCAGCAAATTTGTCACCAGAAGAAGAAGAATCAGCAAGACTTAGAAAAAATAGACAAGATCCAAATCAACCAGAAAAAACTGGTGCAGCAAAACCAACTAATGTTAGGACAGAAGAAATGGATTTACAAGAAGTAAAAGATAAACCGGGAAAAGGTAGTGGAAAAAAAGATGCTTGTTATACTAAAGTAAAATCTAGATATTCAGTTTGGCCAAGTGCATATGCTTCTGGAGCACTTGTCAAATGTCGCCAAGTTGGTGCTAGTAATTGGGGAAATAAAAGTGAAGCAGTAAATCCTGCTCAACAAGCAGCGATTGCAATTTTTATGAAAAAGAAAGGAATTAAACCAAAATCTAAAGTTAGTGAAGCATGTTGGGATGGGTATACCGAGAAAGGTATGAAGAAAAGGGGTAAGAAAATGGTTCCAAATTGTGTTCCAGTAAAAGAAAGTCATATTGCAATTGCAATGGGAAAGGAGCTTGATGATGAAGGAGGTATGATTAAAAATCAACTTGAACAAATTAATAGATTTATTAAAATGCTTCGTTCAAATATACAAGATGATGAAATGCAAGTACCTGCTTGGGTTCAATCAAAAATAACTCTTGCTGCAGATTATTTGGATACTGCTGCAAATTATATGGCAGGAAAGGGTGAAGAAGTTAAAGAAAGCATTGATGGATCTTTAGTATATGAAGCTGTAAAAAGAATTCAAACTGTAGGACAGCTTTATAATATCGTATTAAATTTTCAGGCTAAAACATACAACTTGAAAATATACTTCCCAAGCCAACAGAGACCCACCCAGGAGGACGTACAAGATGCCGTAAATAAGATTTACCCTGGAGCTATCGTTTATGCGTATTATCCCTCTGTGAAGGCCGTAGACAGCGGTTATTTGCTTGCAAGAGAATCGGTAGATCATGCGATTGCAGCAAGATGTGTGGAAGTTGAAGATGAAATGAGGAAAAGATCAAAAAACTATTTGATAAATATTGGTGTGATAGGAGAAGCAAAATCTCCTGCTTGGCAAAGAAAGGCTGGTAAAAATCCAAAAGGTGGTCTTAATGACTAAGGAATTAGTTC